GGTATCAAGGGGAGCCACATAGTGACTCCCCCTGAGTGTTACTTACTTCTTACCATCTAATTCCTTGATGGTTTTCTCCAATGACTTCCTTAGTGCGGGGAATCGTTCTGCCTTCTTAAGTGACTTGAATAGCAGAGCGCATTTCACCGCCGTAGACTTGTCCCAATTTTTGTCAGCCTCTTCCTGTTCCATCTGGGCTTTCATGTCTCCAATCAATTTAGGGACATGTTTGGGAGGCTTACTCTGAACTACCAAAGCCGCGTCCAATTTCTCGGCTTCCGCTAGTTCGTCCTTGTCTAGTCGGGCCTTGATTTTACCAACCAATTCAACGGCGTCCTTATCTTTTTGCTCTTCCTTTTTGCGCCTCTTCAAAGCCGCGACTGTATTGGATACAGCATCAGTTCCGACTTTCTTAGCATCCGTTCTATCCTTCTTGCTAGGCTCGTCCAGATCCTTGGCATCCTTTTGAGTCATGTATGCTAGTCTTTGCATACTCTTCGGTAGTGAACGAATCCCGATGTCGTAAACATCTTGATACAACTCGTTCGGAACAGACTCATTTTCGCCATTCTTGCCAGTAGCGAGAGACACAAGATCCTTCGTAAAATGCTCCGCTCGATATCCCGCTGCATAATACTGGTCATAGGCCGCGTTAAGTTTAGCGGTAGCTCTGCGCTCCGCAACAAGCGCAGTTTTATGGGCAGTACGAATAACAGCAGGTACAGCAGTAAGATTAAGATCAGTCATTCTAATATCCTTGCATACGTATGTATGCGTTAAAGTTAAACCGCGTCAGATGACGTGGCTGTTCCGCTGTGGGAACGATTACTAAGCTACACAAATATGTTTGTGTTGTCAAGTCGAGGTAAAAATCCCAATAGAATCAAGGGGTTACAAATTCGATTCACCACGTTATAACGCGGCTTTTGGCTCATAGGGGATAGGCTTGACCCCACCTAGGGGGTATGGGCCGCTTGCGTGTGACGCGCATACACATACATATACATATTAATCTACTCAAATAAATTTGGTTTTTTACTGAAAAATGACCCCCACCCCCTATTTTTACTACCTCTGTGGATCGCACCCCACCCCCCTGTTTCACGTGGAACCCCGCTATAGGAGTCCCAAGTTATCTTGCTAAAAATTTTTTTATTTTTTATACTGCACCGCTAACGGCTTTTAGCTTGCAAAGAGTATAGAAAACATGACGTTAGCTCTTATCCCCGAAATTGGTATCGAGATTCCTGACAATATTACCTACACAGATTTGTGCACTAGGGCTGAAGCAGCGTGTGAGACAATAAAGGTATTGGAAGATCAAGGACTGCTTATCTCCCCAAGCGATCAAGATAACGATGTTGCCTCCACGTTGCTTACGTCTTACGCCAAAGATGTCGAAAAAACTTCCAAAGCTGTAACTAATGAACGGATGGCGGGGATGACCCCGGCTTCTTTAGTCCAGACCGATGCTATCCTTAAAGAGTTTGGACAGTTGGTAGCTAAACAAGCATCTGAAGTCCGTAACATGGTGGTAAACAAACTTATTTTAGAGACTGAAAGTAAGAAAGACAGTACGAGGCTGCAAGCACTCATTAGTTTAGGGAAAATGCCCGAAGTAGGTTTATTCACTGAACGCAAAGAAATTACAGTAACCCACCAAAATCCAACTGAGTTAAAGAAAAGGTTACGACAGAAACTAGAAATCCTTAAACAAAATGCAGAAGGTGTATACGAAGTGGACTCTAAAGACCAATAGGGATGAGTGAGACTTTCCAAAACCCTACAGAGGATGAGTATTCTGCTGAAGAAATTCAGTTGATGCTGGATAATATTCACACCTATACCATTGAAGAGCAACACGAAATTGAAGGGATAGCAGACGGCTTAGAAAAAAATAGGCAGATTAAAGATTGTTATGCCGACCTGATTGAGTTTTGTAAATTAATGCAGCCAGACTATAAGGTGGGTAGGCATCATCGGTTGTTAGCTGATTTGTTAATGGAGATTGAACACGGACGGGCTTATGACGAGAAAGGAGTCCCACTGTGTAAAACCGGAAAAGATCGTATATGTGTAAATATTCCTCCGCGTCACGGTAAGTCTCAGTTAGTTTCTATTTATTTTCCTGCGTGGTTTCTAGGTAGAAACCCTGATAAGAAAGTAATGATGGTGTCGCATACTACTGATTTAGCTGTAGATTTTGGTCGTAAGGTACGTAATCTTATTTCTACGCCTGAGTACCAAGCCATCTTCCCCACTGTAAAACTAGCGGTAGACTCCAAAAGCGCAGGACGTTGGAATACTAATGCCGGGGGTGAGTATTACGCTTGTGGTATAGGCAGCTCGATAGCAGGGCGTGGTGCACATCTGCTGTTAATTGATGACCCCCACTCTGAGCAGGATGTGTTGAGTGGTAACTTTGATGTGTTTGATAAAGCTTACGAGTGGTTTACCTACGGTGCACGGACACGTTTGATGCCCGGAGGTCGGGTGGCTATTGTACAAACGCGCTGGCATTTGGATGATTTAACAGGTCGGGTAGTGCGGGATATGGCGCAGAATGAGCAAGCTGACCAGTATGAGATTGTAGAGTTCCCCGCTATTTTAGAAGTTGAAAAGAAAGTAACTAAGAAGAAGAAAGGTAAAAAGGTTACTGAAGTTAAGACGATAGAAAAACCACTATGGCCTGAGTTTTTTAATTTAGACGCATTGGCACGTACTAAAGCATCTATGCCTTTGTTTCAATGGAATGCTCAGTATCAACAGAATCCCACCGCAGAAGAAGCAGCGTTAATAAAACGTGAGTGGTGGAGGGAATGGAGAGAAGAAAGACCCCCTGAGTGTAGCTATTTAATTATGTCTTTAGATGCAGCAGCTGAAACTCATAACCGTGCAGACTATACGGCACTGACTACATGGGGTGTATTTCTTAATGAAGAAGAAAATTGCCATTCCATTATCCTCCTTAATTCAATTAAAGAGCGGGTAGAGTTTCCTGAACTTAAACGGTTGGCCCAAGAAGCCTATGAGGAATGGGAACCGGATTCTTTTATTGTTGAGAAAAAAAGTAATGGCACACCGCTTTACCAAGAATTACGCAGGACAGGCATGATAGTTCAAGAGTATACTCCGCACAGAGGGACGGGGGATAAAACAGCACGTTTAAATTCTGTATCTGATATTGTAAGTTCAGGATTGGTGTGGGTTCCCCAAACAAGGTGGGCTGAAGAACTTGTTGATGAAGTAGCTGGGTTTCCTTTTATGCCCCATGATGACCTTGTTGACTCTACGGTAATGGCTTTAATGCGGTTTAGGCAAGGTGGGTTTTTAAGGTTGCCTAGTGATGAGCCAGAAGAACCACAGTACTTTCGTGGGTATCGGGGTCAAGGATACTATTGAGTGGATATTAAACTGGGTGATAACCAACAAAAGGTAGTTGATAGATTATCTGTTTGTAATGATTGCCCTAATTTAATTAAAGCAGTTCAGGTTTGTAAAATATGCGGGTGTTTTATGCCAGCTAAAGTATGGCTCATGGGGGAAAGTTGCCCTGATGATAGATGGGTGGCAATCGAGGAATAAAAATATGGCTATTGAAAAAAGTTTATTTGCAGGGCCACAAGGCGAAGAGGTTGGAGTGGTAGAGGCGTTGGATATTGAAATAGAACCAGAAGTAATGTCACTGGAGGACGGCGGTGTAGAGATAACGCTAGTCCCAGACACGGTAGATGCAGACATTGCTAATGCGCCCTTTGATGCAAATCTTGCAGATTACTTAGATGATGGGCAGTTAAACCAGCTATCCAGTGAGTTAGTCCAAGCGGTGGATGGGGATATAGGCTCACGCCGTGATTGGGCTGAGACTTTCGTTAAAGGGTTGGAAGTACTTGGGTTTAGTTACGAGGACAGGACTGAACCTTGGGAAAATGCCTGTGGTGTGTATAGCACAGTATTAGCAGAAGCGGCGATAAGATTCCAAGCGGAGGCCATGAGTGAGACATTCCCAGCGGCTGGCCCTGTTAAAACTAAAATATTGGGTGAAATGACCCGCGACAAAGAAGATGCAGCAGACCGCGTTAGAACGGATATGAACTACGAGTTGACTGATGTGATGGTGGAGTACAGGCCAGAGCATGAGCGCATGTTATACAGCCTTGGGTTAGCAGGGTCGGCGTTTAAGAAAGTTTATTTTGATCCAAACTTGGATAGACAGACCGCCATCTACATCCCAGCGGAAGATATGATCGTCCCTTACGGCGCATCTAACTTAGAATCAGCCGAGCGTGTCACCCATGTGATGCGTAAGACTAAGAACGAGATGATAAAGCTGCAAGATCAGGGGTTTTATCGGGAAGTAGACCTCGGTGATCCGGTATCTTTCACCACAGACATCGAAGAAGCCAAGGCTGAACAGTCTGGAATCTCTCTTTCTGCGGATGATCGCTACGCGGTGTATGAAATTCACGCGGATATTGTCATTGACGAGGTAGATGGCGCGGATAAACAGGGCGATGACCTGCAAATTGCCAAGCCTTATGTCGTTACCGTTGAAAAAGGCACAGGAACAGTGCTGGCAATACGCCGAAACTGGAACCCTGATGACCCATTGATGCTAAAACGCCAGCATTTCGTCCATTATGTGTACGTTCCGGGGTTTGGTTTCTATGGATTGGGCCTAATTCACATTATTGGTGGCTATGCACGGGCGGGAACGTCACTTATTCGCCAATTAGTGGACGCAGGTACACTATCTAACCTACCGGGTGGCCTGAAATCCCGTGGAATGCGGGTAACTACGGGCGATACCCCCATCGGGCCGGGTGAATTCCGCGATGTGGACGTGCCTAGCGGGTCAATCCGCGAGAATATCCTCCCATTACCGTATAAAGAGCCAAGTCAGACGTTATTGGCCTTATTAGACAAGATAACCGAAGAAGGCCGCAGATTAGGGGCTATTTCGGACATGAATATCTCCGATATGAGTGCCAATGCGCCTGTCGGAACTACATTAGCTCTGTTGGAGCGTACCTTAAAGCCAATGGCTGCGGTTCAATCCCGTGTCCACTACGCCATGAAGCAGGAATTCAAACTGCTCAGAGCAATTATGGCTGAGTATGCTCCATTAGAGTACGGTTATGAGCCTGACCGTGGTACACCTCGTGCTCGCCAAGCCGACTATGCCACGGTGGAAGTAATTCCTGTCAGCGATCCCAACAGCAGTACGATGGCACAGCGCGTTGTGCAGTATCAAACTGTGATGCAGATGGCACAGGCTTCCCCACAAATCTATGACCTACCCCAACTGCATAGGCAGATGATTGAAGTCTTAGGGATTAAGAACGCAGACAAGTTAGTGCCAACTGATGATGATATGAAGCCTATTGATCCAGTTAGTGAGAATATGAATGCTTTGGTTGGGGAGCCATTAAAGGCATTTATCACCCAAGATCACCAAGCTCACATTCAGGCACATGATGCGTTCATGCAAGACCCTCAAATGGCTGCATTTATTGGACAAAATCCACGAGCCAATGAAATTATGGGGGCTTTGCAAGCGCATCTTGCAGAACACATGGCCTTCTTATACAGACAGCAGATTGAAACTAATCTAGGTTCTCCGTTACCACCCCCTGAAGAATCGTTTGAGCCAGTGTTGGCAAATTCTATTGCAGCTCTTCAGGCACAAGCTGCAATTAAGTTAAGTCAAGAAAAACAGGCACAAGCTGCACAACAAGCGGCTCAAGAGCTTGCTGAAGACCCATTAGTGCAAATGCAACAAAAAGAACTGGATCTTAAAGTTGCTGATCAAGAAAGGTTGGCTATTAAAGATGCAGCAGAACTTGCACTTAAGGCACGTAATCAAGAACTTCAAGAACAGAAAGCTATCTCCACGGAAGTACTTGAAGCAAACCGCATAGCATCTCAAAACCAACAAGCTCAAGCTAAGAACGATATAGAAGAAGCTAAAACTATATTGGACATCTCCAAAGCTGCTGGCGAAGAAAAACGAACTAGAGCCGAAGCGCATCGTGATGCGTCTGAAGCCTACCGCGATGACCGAGAGGATAGATAATGGCAAAGACTGTCTTTGAAGTATTAGTAGAAAAACTAACAGACCAGAAACGGTCTAGCGAAGACTTTATAAAAAGCGGCGCAGCTAAAGACTACGCTGACTATAAAGAAGTGTGTGGTGTGCTTCGGGGTCTGGACACCGCATTACGAGAAGTGAATGACCTCTCGCGTATCCATATGGAAAACCAACATGACTGAAATGACAGCCTTAGAAATAAAACGTAGAGATAAGCTGCAAGAGGAAGAAGTAGCGCAAGAAAAGCTAGATGCCCTTATCCCCAAGCCTGTGGGATACAGAGTACTTATTGCGTTGCCTAACGTAGAAGACACTTTTGCTGGTGGTATAGCAAAAGCAGCCAAGACACTCCATGAAGAGTACATCCTGTCTACGATAGGGCTGGTGCTAGACATGGGCGAGCAAGCGTATGCGGATAAAGACCGATTCCCTACTGGCCCTTGGTGTAAACAAGGTGACTACGTAATGTTTCGGGCCAATACTGGCACACGCTTTAAAGTCGGCAAGCAAGAGTATCGTCTGATGAATGATGATTCTATTGAAGCTGTCGTTGATGATCCGAGCGTAATAGCTCGCGCAAACTAAGGAGTAGGTTATGCCTATACAGAAAGTAGAGTATGAATTTCCTGACCCAGATAAAATAGAAGCTGCTGCTGAAATAGAAGTTGAAACAGTAGAAGAAACACCAGAAATAGAAGTAGAAGGTGCTGTGGGGCGTGAAGTCATGCAGAAACCCAAGAAAGAACCTACTGAAGTAAAAGTGGTAGAAGATGCAGCAGTAGAGGTAGAAGTAGTAGATGACACCCCTAAAGTAGATCAAAACCGTAAACCTTCTACACCCCCTGAAGAAATAACTGATGATGAGTTAGAAAATTACTCGGACAAAGTTAAAAAGCGTATTAAACACTTTAGCAAAGGTTACCATGATGAACGCAGAGCTAAAGAAAGTGCTGAACGCCAAAAAGAAGAAGCTATCACTTATGCTCAAAAATTAGTTGAAGAGAACAAACGACTTAAAGGTAGTGTAGATCATAGCCACAATACATTAATTGATTCAGCTAAACAGCAAGTAGAAACAGAACTTACTTTAGCCAAGAAACAATATCGCACAGCCTATGAAGCAGGGCAGTCTGAAGAAATGCTAGAGGCACAGGAAGCATTGAATCAGGCCCAAATTAGAGCTGACAAAGTTAATAGTTTGAAAAAACGTGAAAGTGTACCAGAGGCATCTAATGTACAAACCACTTTACAAACCTCTGATAATACGAAAGAATCAACCCAACCTACGGTAAATCGTGATCCTAAAGCTATTGCTTGGGCTGATGAAAATCCGTGGTTTGGTTCTAATGATGAAATGACAGCTCTTGCATTAGGGCTGCATACAAAATTGACTAAGGAAAAAATTAATCCTCAGTCAGACGAATACTACGAGAGAATTAACTCTCGAATGCGAGAAGTATTCCCCGCTGAATTTGATGAGGGGATAGAAGACGAACCGGAAGCACCAAAGAAAAAATCGAGCAATGTGGTTGCACCCGCTACGCGGAGCACAGCACCTAAAAAGGTGCGACTTACGCAAACACAAGTTGCTTTAGCGAATCGCTTTGGAGTTCCCGTGGAAGAGTACGCCCAACAGGTTGCAAAATTAATGAAGGAACAAAACTAATGGCTGAGAATAGAATAAATAGAGATTTAGATACTAAAGAAAAGAAAACTCGTAAACAAGCGTGGAAAAGGCCAGAGCTTTTACCTGATCCCACTCCACAAAAGGGTTACACTTTTCATTGGGTTCGCGTTTCTACTAATGGTCAGCCTGATCCGACCAATGTTTCTTCTAAACTACGCGAAGGCTGGGAGCCTTGCAAAGCTACTGATCATCCTGAGATTCAGTTGGTTAGTATTGAGAATGATCGCTTTAAAGACAATATTGTCATGGGCGGTTTAATGCTTTGTAAAGCCCCAAAAGAGCTTGTCGAGGAACGCAGTGCTTATTATCAAGAAACTAATGAAGCGCAAATACGTTCTGTAGACAATAATTTAATGCGAGAGTCTGACTCTAGGATGCCAATCTTTAATGAACGGTCTACTAAAGTGACTTTCGGCCCTAAAAATTAGGAGATATTCTAATGGCTACAACAGCAACCCCTTATGGGTTAAAGCCTTTGAATGAAATCGGGGGGCTTCCGTACGCGGGATCAACTCGAAAGCTTCCTATTACTTCTGGCTATAATACTAACCTGTTCTATGGCGCAGTCGTTACGATTGCTACTAACGGTACTATTGAGCTAGTAACTACCAATGGGGATAATTCAACACCTTTCCCTGCTGGTACAATAGGCGTATTCATGGGCTGTTCCTACACAGACGCAACGTTGGGTTTTGTTAACCGTCAAATGTGGCCCGCTAACACAGTGGCTTCTGATGCGTTGGCATTCATCGTAGATGACCCCAACACTTTGTTCCAAGCTCAAGCTGCGGGTATTATTACGCAAACTGACTTAGGGCAAAATACGCATTTTAACGCGGTACAATCGACTTCTACAGGTAGCACTGCTACAGGTAACTCGAACACTGCGTTAGATGCAACAACCGCTACTACTGCTGGTTTTGCTTTCCGAATCGTTGACTTTGTTGACGCACCGGGAAGTACAGTTGGTGATGCGTTTACTGATGTGATCGTAAAGTTCAACCCCGGATCACATTCTTACACTAACCAGACAGGTATATAAGGAGACTTGAGATATGGCTATTTCACGAGCGCAACTCCTCAAGGAACTCCTTCCGGGTTTAAATGCCCTGTTTGGCCTTGAGTATGCAAGATATGGTGAAGAAACTAAGGAAATCTTTGAGACAGAGACTTCTGACCGTTCCTTTGAAGAAGAGGTGAAGTTATCAGGCTTTGGCGCTGCCCCCGTTAAAAACGAAGGCGCGGCTATTGCTTATGACAACGCCCAAGAAACTTACACAGCGCGTTACGTCAATGAAACGATTGCTATGGGATTCTCAATAACTGAAGAAGCTATTGAAGATAACCTGTACGATTCGCTTTCTGCACGTTACACAAAGGCACTAGCTAGAGCGATGGCTTACACCAAGCAGGTTAAAGGTGCGACTATCCTCAACACTGGTTTTGCTGGTGGCCCTACTTATGGGGACGGCCAGACTTTGTTTTCAACAGCGCATCCACTAGTTTCTGGTGGAACTAACGCAAATACCCCAGCTACTGGCGTTGACTTAAACGAGACTTCTTTGGAAGCAGCGGTTATTTCAATAGCAGGTTGGACTGATGAGCGTGGTCTGTTGATTGCTGCTAAACCTCGTAAGCTTGTAATCCCTCCTGCGTTGCAATTCGTTGCTACACGCTTGATGGACTCTGAGCTTCGGGTTAGCACGGCTGACAATGACATCAACGCCATGCGTAATAACGGTACAGTTCCAGAGGGTTATACAGTTAATAACTATCTGACTGACGGTAATGCGTGGTTCTTGATGACTGACGTGCCAAATGGTTTGAAGCACTTTATCCGTACCCCAATGTCTACATCTATGGATGCTGACTTTGATACTGGTAATAGCCGCTATAAAGCCCGTGAGAGATATAGCTTCGGCGTATCTGACCCACTGGGTGTATACGGCTCGCCGGGTGCTACATAGACCACCCCTTAAAATCATAATAAGAAGTATGAATGATTTTGACCCCGCCTTGTGCGGGGTTTTTTATTGGGGTACACTTTCTTAACTATCGGGACTAACCCGTATATCTGACAGCGCCCGACTGACTTCATGCAGACAGATATACCTCAACTCGCATGAGAGGAATTTATAATGGCTAGAACTACTTTCTCTGGGCCTGTCCGGTCACTCAACGGTTTTGTTTCCGCTGGGCCGGGAGCCGCACAAGAAATCACTGCTGACAACACTACGTTAGCTCTTTCTATTTTCCCTACTCCTACAGTAGACGCTAATAATAACCCTACTGGGGCTATCACTCCGGGTAATGCTGGGGTTATTAATGTCTATGCTTCAACTAATGGAACAGGAGCGGGGCAACTTACACTTCCTGCGGTATTGGATACTGTGCCTTCAAGCACTACTCCTCCTACTGACCCTACAGCGCCTGACCAACAGAACCAACTAGGTGCTCAGATTGTTGTCATTAGTGGGTTTGACCTTTCTAATGATCTGGTCATTAAACCTTCTGGAGCTGATGTGTTTACTGGATATGCAATGTCCGTGGATTCAGCAGGACTTACTAAAACGTTTCTAGCCACACCGGGTGATACTACATTTACTTGGAATGGTGGTACTACTGGTGGTGACGTAGACAGTATTATTAAATGTACTATTGTTGCTGCGAATACGTGGTACGTAGAAGCGGTATGTTTTGGTGCTGGTGGCGGTGCTGGTGCTACTCCGTTTAGTGCTTAATACTAACTTTGAGGAGTGAACTATTATGGCTGATGCACTTACAAGCCAAGTAATACAGGATGGTGGGCGCACTGCCATCCTTAAATTCACCAATGTCAGTGATGGGTCGGGACAAGCTGAAGCAGCACTTATAGATGTGTCTACTCTTTCTGCCGATCCTGTCACTAAGCAAGCGTGTACTGGAGTTACCTTACAGAAGATTACCTTTTCTAACATTGGGATGGGTGTAGAACTTTTGTGGGATGCTACTACTAACGTACCCCTTTTGAACCTCCCCCAAGATTGGGAAGATACCATTGATTTTTCAGACTTTGGTATCCCTAATAACAGTGGGGTGGGTAGTACTGGGGATATATTAGTGACTACGGTAGGAGCTACCGCAGGAGATACGTACTTACTAGTGATTACGGTGACTAAATCGTATGCCAGCGCCTAAGAAAAAGGGGACTATGAAAGGCCACACTATTAAAGGTGGTCAGAAGCGTCCGACTAAGTCTGGTGCAGGTATGACCAAGAAGGGTGTGGCTAAATACCGTAAGGACAACCCCGGCTCTAAACTTAAGACAGCCGTTACTGGTAAGGTAAAGAAAGGCAGTAAAGCGGCAAAGCGGCGTAAGTCGTTCTGTGCACGTTCTGCTGGTCAGATGAAAAAATTTCCAAAAGCAGCTAAGAATCCTAATTCTAGGTTGCGTCAAGCTAGAAAACGGTGGAAGTGTTAGTGCCTAGTAAAACTAAGAAACAAGCTAAATTTATGGCGGCAGTAGCTAACAGCCCTAAGTTTGCTAAGAAAGCGGGAGTCCCACAAAGTGTGGGTAAAGAGTTTGCTAAAGCAGACAAAGGTAAAACTTTTAAGGAGGGCGGTATGCCTAGTAGAAAACATGACAAAAAGGTTATTCGTAATCTGGATGATGAAATCTATCGGATTGCTCCTAAAGAACGTAAGGGTGGGGCTGAAGGTAGAGATGCTCGTCAAGAACGTTTACGTATAAACAAGGAAAAACGTTTTGAAAAGAACAGGTTAGACGGTATGGCTGCTGGTGGTAAAGTTAAAAAGCAAGGGTACAATGACCGTTTAGATGAGTCTTTAGGTGCTAGGAATGGCAAAAAGTCTCAGAGCCTTAAATCTCGTAGAGATGAAAGTAAAGGCATGGAAAAGTCTAAAGGTAAGGGCGCGTATTCAGGGGCTTCTACCATGATGGCAAAAGGCGGTAAAGTAGGTAAAAAATCTGCTAGACGCGGAGATGGCCCAATTTTGCAACGTGGATTTACACGCGGTGGTATGGTTTAACTAGTTGATATTTAAGGAGATATACTATGGTTGGCTTATTTGGCAGACCTGATCCGGGCGAAACACCCGCCCCTAAAGCAAAACCTAAAGCGGAGCCTAAAAAAGCTGCGCCTAAAAAGGTGGCAAAGAAAAAAACTAAGTGAGGTAACTTGCATGATGAAGTGTCGAGGCATGGGAGCAATAAGCCCAGACAAGATGCCGAAAAAAAGCAGGAAACTTAAAAAGGGTGGCTGGATTCAAAAGGCCATAAAAAAACCCGGTGCGTTGCGTAAAGAGTTAGGGGTAAAAGCGGGTGAAAAAATACCAGCTAAAACACTTAATGCTGCTGCTAAAGAATCGGGAAAGTTAGGGCAACGTGCACGTTTAGCTAAGACTTTAAGGGGTATGGCGTAAATGATGAAGTGTCGAGGTATGGGTAGAATAAGACCCATAGCATTTAATACAGGTGGCCCTACTCACGATGCTTGCTATCGCAAGGTAAAAGCTCAATACAAAGTGTTTCCGTCTGCTTATGCGTCAGGTGCTATAGCCAAGTGTAGGAAGAAGAAAGCTAGTGGCCGTTCGTAAGACTAAAAAAGGAGCCGCGTTAAAACGTTGGTTCAAAGAAGACTGGAAAGACGTAAAAACGGGTAAAGCTTGTGGTCGAAAGAAAGGAGATAAGCGCGGAACGCCCTATTGTAGACCTACTAAAAAGGTGTCGAGTAAAACCCCTAAAACGTCAAAGGAAATGACAGCGGCAGAAAAGAAGTCCCGTATAGCGCAAAAGAAACGTTTGGGACAGCCAGCAGGTAAACCAAGGCGAGTTAAAGCTTTGAAAAGGAAAAAGACGGTTAAGAAAAAGAAATGATTAACCAACAAGAAAAAACGGGGATAGTTATAGAAATTAGAGATTGGTCTAAACACGTATTAGAGCCACGCAATTCTGAGTTCAATGATATACCTGCGTGTCCTTACGCAAAAGCAGCGTGGGAAGACAACAAGGTTGAAGTGGTTTTTAAGGAAGATAAATCTTATGGGTTACTTTCTGATACTTTAAAAAACTGGAATGAAGACAAAGACTTAGTAATAATAGTAGATACTGATTTTATAAAAAGGGAAGACAGATTTCATAAATACCATGACATAATTAACAAACGTATTTCTGAAAACCTGTACAAAGACAAAGACTTATGGGTTATGGGGTTTCACCCTGACGATGATGAACAAGAGTTGCTAGATAGTGAAGATTTTGAACCAGAGACAGACATTGAATATGCTTTAGTATTTGTACAACGGCTATCTAAGCTAGAGCAAGCGGCTGAAAAACTAAGGTCTGTGGGGTATTACGAGCAATATTTTAAAGAGTATGATGTAGAACCAATGTATAAACTACGTAATAAATTCTATAGGAGATTACAAGATGGCAGGTGCTAAAAAGAAAGGTCCAGTTAAGAAACGTAAGATGCGCGGTGGTGGTATGGCAACTACTAAGAAAATGCGCGGTGGTGGTATGGCTAAAAAGAAAGGCCCAGTTAAAAGAAGAGGACGCTAACACATGGCTACGTCTG